TTAACACATGGAAGTTTATCTAGTACACTTATAAAAGCATTCACTAGAGAACCAACACAACAATTAATCGATAGAGAGAGAGTAGTATTAGGTAATCCTATTCAAGGTAGGATAGGAAATCTTCCGGAAACAAGATTTAATAGAGAAAACGCTTTAAAAATACTCCGTCAAAAATATCTAGAGTTGAGGCCTCCGGTTGAAGGTATGTTAAGAGAAACTCCAGCACAATATTTTTCTCAGTCTTTATCAACAAATGTTACAAAAACTCCTTCTCCTCCTCTTTCTTTAGAAGAACTTCGAAAAGCGAGACTAAAATATTTCGGTCAGACCAAATCTACTGCGGTTGATATAGATAGTGTTGATGATGGATCCACTTCAAAAAAATAGTAGTGAGTATATATAAATAAAAAATATAAAAATATGTAATCACTACAGATACATATCCATTTTTAAAATATATCAATATATATTGTTTAAAAATTGATTTATTCTTTATTATAATTATTACATACAATTATGGACAAACCTATTTGTTATATACCTGAATCTTTAATAGGATACTATAAAAAAAATATAGATAATGCTTTTAAAGATAAAAAGACTGCTATAAAAACAATATTGAGTATATATCTTGATTATCAATGCTTACCTACTAAACATAATGACCAAGAACCACATGACCCAAATGGATTAGGTATTTTAGAAATGTTATGTTTAAAACTAATTATGTTTCCAGAACATACACGCCATATTCGTGAATTATATTCTAAATTACCAGATATTTATGAACATATTATAGAAAAGAAAAAAAATATAGTACAAATAATTGACGAAAATTTTACTATAGATGAGTTACAAAGTTATGGAATATAGTTTTAAAATTTGAATGCTATTTTCTTTTTTTGAAATGTAGAAAAGACTAAAATGTTAGCTATATTTAAAAAAAATCCTACAAGAGAAAATCTTGACAATATTATAAAACATTCATTAAACACAATTAGTAAAGTAAAAGCGGATTCAAACGGTAAGGGATTAACGGTAACTTTAGCTAATTCATATTTTAATTTATGGGTAAGAGCTGATTCAAATCCAGGTTATACAAATCAAACCGTTTTAAACGATTATTTTGAACAAATATTGAATGATATTGAACAATTTCAAAAATATCCATTTCAACATGAACAAGTTAGACAAATCTATGAAAACTTACTTAGAATTTACACTGAAAAATTAATTCATGTCTATACATTATCATTATAAAGTCTAAATGCTGAAATCTTATCACGTATTCGTATTGGAAAAGGTTTTTTTATATTTTGAACATTTTCGGGATAAATATTTTGAATGATTTTAGGTAACAACCTACTATCACTTGTAGGTCTATAATCATATACTTTAATTGGACTAGGCACATATTCAATACGAATATCATCTGATATTTTCTTTGATTTAGTAGAATGAATTTCATTATAAAGATCTATAGTATATGTTAAAAAACTAGCACTATTCGGAATAATTCGATTCATTAAACACATTGGTATTTCTAATGTTTCATGTTTCTCGATTTTTATATTTAGTTCAATAATTTTCTTTCTAATAATAGGCATTTCGATTATTGACGTAATACTTGGTCTTTCATCTGGATTTTTTTCTAACATATGTGTGATTAAATCATTCCAAATATAAAAATTATGATTGTCTATACAATTTATAGGTTTATAATAGCCTTTATTAATTTTATAATTTAATACATTTATATTTGGAGCATAAAATGGCTTTTCAAGTGTAATCATTTCATAAAGAATACATCCCATAGACCATATATCTGTTTTTTTATTATATTTAGGTTGATTATTTGCTTCCGGAGACATGAAATAAGGAGTGCCAATTTTTGTTGAACAAAATTCAGTTTGATCATTAAGACATATACTAGCCCCAAAATCACAAATAACAGCCCGTTTTGGTATTTCTTTGTTATCTAATAATATGTTTTGCGGTTTAATATCACGATGAATAATATTATTTAAATGTAAATATTTGATACCTAAACAACAATGTAAAAATATTTTCCATATAAAACAATCTGGTATTTTTTTACCGTTTATTCGATGTTTTCTAATATAATCATCTAGATTACTACCATTAAATAATTCAGTAGTAATATTTAAATGTAAATCATCTTTTCTATATTCTAAATCAATACCATGTAATAGAAATTGACTATGGTTAAAAAATAATATATTTAATTCATGAACCTGTCTTCGATATTCATCTCTCTTTTTAAGATGACGCATATCTATTTTTTTTATAGCAACTTCATGGAAATCCTTTAATGATACTGCTTGATAAACAAATCCATAACTTCCAGAACCTAATAATTTTTTTATAGTATATGTGGTATCAAAACGATATTTTGTTTTTTCAACCAGAGGTATTTCCTTTTTTAATATAGGAAATGCTGACATTTAATATTTCTTTTTTAATATATTTATTACAAATATATTAAAAGAAATAATAGTTGTGAAAATATATATTTTAGCATATTCTAATAAATTACGAATATATAAAAACAATTCTATAGATATTAATTATTTAGATGATGTATTCTAACCTTTCAACTTATTTTTGCGCTCTAGCATTTTTAGTCTTTCTACATCAATATGTTTATATTATAGGTGATATATTACTATTTAAATTTTATATTACTGATGAAAAAATTGCTGATAAATTTACATTATATAAACGTAAATATATTATTAAAAACTTATGGAAATCATCTATGTTAGGATTAATAATGATATCTGCTACAATTAGTTTTATAGATGGATTTTTAAATAATATATGGTCCAATTTAACTTTTTTTGTTTGGGGTACATTCTATGTTTCACTTGATTTAAGTGGATTAGTTTATGTCCGTGGATTACCAATAGCTACAAAAGTTCATCATTCCGTAGTATGTATATTAGGAACCTTAAACGCTATAGCTGATTATAATGTTTCTGGATATTATCGTAGTATTTTAATTTATACATATTTTTCAATCGTTCCCTTTATTGTTAACTTTTATTTAGGATATAGATATTTAGAAACAAATGATATTCGTCGTAAAATAATATCAAAAGTTAGTTATTATATTTACAGTTTTTCATTAGTTTTAAACATAGTTTGTCAAATTATATTTTTTTATAATGAAGTATTTAGTCTAACTATTATATTTTATATAGCTATGTTCTTAATGATAATGAATGATGATATAAAATTAATTCGATTTTTGAAAAATGATGCCGCTTAACTAAAAATATTTGATGCATAATTTTTATTAAAAAAAAGTTTAGGTAATACAACAGGAACATATGTTGATTTCAGACACATTCTATTTATACCCATAAAAGGTGGTCTTAAACTGGGCATTGGTGGCACCGTAGGATCTGTTGAAAAGGGGGTTCTACAGCTTCCATCTAATTGGCAATTTTGATAGTCAAAACTGCTACGAAATGGTATATCATATCTGGTATCATATATTCTATATGAGTAATTGTGATAGAGATATAATCCCATACCACTGCTTAAAAGAAGTATTAATATAAAATAATATATTAGCATATATATTTAAAACGTTATATTTTTTTTAGTATTATAAAATAAATTATATAGTAATAATATATGCCTACTAAATCATCACATTATAAAGATGTTTTAAATATAGATGAAAATTTTCAGAAAGAAATAGATGAATTAATTAAAGAGATTAATATAAAAGATTTAAAAGAACTTGATGAGCTAAGTAGTGAGGATATAGATATACTTTTAAATTCAATCATAATAAATAAGGAATCAAATATGACATTAATGAATGAACTAGAAAATAAAATATTAGAAAAAAATATTTCAAATCCTAAGTATATATATGAGTTAAAAATATTATTATTATTAGATAATTTAGGTAAAAATATGTTTTTAAAATCAATTCATAAAGATCAAGAATCTACAAATAAAAAAATAGTTATATCTAGAAAAAATAGTGAATTTCATTTTCAAAATGATTCAACCCATTCTGTTAAAAATAAAAAATTTAGTAAAAAAATGTTAAGAAAATATCAACCAGACAATAATATGTAAATTTACTTTAATAGATAGGCAAAATCTTTCATAGTTAGATTCAATGTTCCTTTTATATTTTCATTGAATCTAAGAGATTGATCATTCAAATGATTAGACATCAGTTCTCTCTTGGTTTGCTGAACATGAATGATACGTTCATCAATGGTCGGTTTTTCACTGTCTTCCCTAATAATAATTTTCACAACTTCAACGTTTGACTGTTGACCAATTCGATGACACCGAGCAATTGCCTGAATTTCATTGCTTGGATTCCAGTCAGGGGTTGTAATGTAAACTTTGTTGAACATTTGTAGGTTCAGACCAACACCTCCAGCCATGATTTGAACAATCAAGCAATCAATTTCTCCATTACGCGCGCATTTGATCATCTCGTTACGCTGTTCAAGTGATAGACTACCGTCAAATATTTCAATACGTAAACTTGGAAAATTCTGAAGTAGAAATTTGCGAATCAATTCTGCCTCTTCTTTAAAGTGGCTGAAGATCAAACTCTTTGTGCTGTTTGAATGACAGTTAAAATATTCAATCAGTTTATCTATCTTCGTGCTAGACCGTTTGCTCCAATAACGGATTTTGGTCAGTAAAGCTTTCAAGTCTTGCGGGTCAGTTTCTTTGTCTTCAGCATATTTCCGGTATAATCCATTATAAACAAGTGATGGATGTATTGTAGCTTGGCGTAAACGTAGAAGTAGTTCAAAAATTGTGCTCATGACATTTTTCTCGTCTCCGGTTGTTGCTCGAATAAACTCTTTCTTGACCTCATCTTTAAGATTATGGTAAAAGTTTTTTTCTTCATTGTTGGTAAAGTCAATATCATCAATATGAATGTCAAGAGACTTATAAGCATTGGGTAAGATATGACGATTTCGACGCATGATAAAATCACGCTTCAAGTTATCAAGGTCATCCTTAATTCGAACCTCACCAACATGTAGATACCGAAAAAGAGTCTCCAAATCAGCTACCTTGTTTTGAAGAGGTGTGCCACTCAAACCCCAACGAAACTTTGCTTTGATATCATAACATCCCTTGAACATTTTGCTGTTTTTGTTCCTAATGATATGTACCTCGTCACAAATCACTCTTTCCCAATCCACACTGTGTAATACAGTCTTTTGATAATGACCCTTTTCGGTGTTGAAAAGCTTTGAATAACTTGCTATCGTAATGAATGGATCAGTATCTTCGATTTCTTTTTTGTTCGAAAAACTACCATTTGGACCATGGCAAATTCGAATGCGAGCCATTGGAAATATTTTTCGAGCAGCATCTCTCCATTGTTCCAAAAGGGACACTGGACAAATGATTAAGTTTCTACCGCCTTGACTATTACCAGCAATCACAGCGAGAGTTTGGAGCGTTTTGCCAAGACCCGGATCGTCACATAAAAATCCACCACGAAATAGTCCAGTGTCAAATTCTTTCTCCAGCATCCAACGCACCCCTTCTTCTTGATGTCCATAAAGTGTATAACCAGCCTTAGCAAGTTCTGATTTTATAACATTTATTTTATTTTCAGTTGTCATGGAAAACACTAATCTTATTGTTCCCGGCCTAAGGCTACTTTAGGCTATCAAATTTTTTTAGACTTGATTTAGTTTAATCT